AGGCGGCGGAGGCGGCGGATGAGTTGGTACTACTTCGACTGGCGGCAACGGTGGTTCTGGAGTAGTTATTATTCGATATGCAGATACTTACGCTAATTTAACTTCTATTGGTGCAGGTTTGACTTATACGCTTAGTAACCCTGCTGGATACAAGGTGTACACGTTTACTGCTGGAACAGGGAGCATCACAATCTAATGGCTCATTACGCGTTTTTAGATGAAAACAACATCGTTACCGAAGTGATACCGGGTAAGGATGAAACTGAACTTATTGATGGAATCACACCTGAAGAATGGTACGAGAACTATCGCCAGCAAACCTGCGTAAGAACTTCATATCACGCCAAGATTCGTGGCAACTATGCCGGAATTGGATATACATATTTCAAGGTTGAAGACATATTCATGCCACCCATCTGTCACGCAGAAGCCGTACTTAATACAGTATCTGCCCAGTGGGATTGCACTAACGGAGAACATGATGTCCAGCCTCTCGCAGATTGATTTCGTCCTTGCAAATGCTCGTGGATCTATTGGATACACAGAAGGCTTGAACAACGACAACAAGTTCGCGGCAATAGCCAAGCATCCTAATCATCAGCCGTGGTGTTCTACTTTCGTTGTCAGCTGCTTTATCGAAGGTCATGCTGAGAAAGCCGTCAAAAACACCAGCTCTTGCATCGATATGTACAACTGGGGAAAAGCCCAGAAGGCTATTGTGGATATGAAAGATGCCAAGCGCGGCGACCTTATCCTGATGGATTTCACCGGATCGAAAGTGCCTCAACACATCGGCATAGCGAGCAAAGACTTTGACCCTGTTCATAAGTCCATCGAAACTATTGAAGGCAATACGGGAAATTCTTCACAAGCTAATGGTGATGGTGTTTATTGCAAGGTGCGCCCGGCGCAATTTATCTTTGCTGTGGTTCGTCCACAGTGGAGCAAGTAACCTCAACCCCAAGGGCACTTAAGGAAAGACCATGAAAAAGCAACTCATCGCTGCTCTCGCGTCCTATGCTCGCTGTGCTGCCTCGGCAGTCCTCGGTGCATACATCGCCGGACAGACAAATCCAAAACTGCTGGCATCACTCGCGTTGTCATCAGTAGCCGCTCCCCTATTTCGCGCTCTCAACCCTGCTGATGAATCCTTCGGCAAAAAGAAGACTGCATAGTTCATGAAAACTTCTGATTGGGTCGGGCTTGGCATGGCCATTCTCACGCTACTCACAACATTCGTGGGCATGGTGCGATGGTTAGTCAAACATTATTTGGCAGAGCTTCGACCCAATTCAGGAGCCAGCTTAAAAGATTCTGTTAATCGTCTTGAAGACAGGGTTGACCGAATCTATGAAATGCTTATTTCGAAGATTTAGAAGTCAGTCGAGGCGGCTTGCCCATCAGTGATAACAAGTGCTTATCCAGACGCTCTTGATCCACAACTTTTACAGCCTTGACGTGAGGTACTGGCCTAGAAGCTTCTCGGGCATCTATTTCCTCTTGAGTCAGCATTCTAGATGAAGGCTCTGACAGCCATTCCTTGTTCTCCCGATACAAGTACGCAGCTCTCTGGACTTGAGCCAGCAAATTCTCAATATCTCGTCCGGCAATCTGAATCTCAAAGCGCGTGACGTTACCGCCCAACCTATCCCCTTGCGTTACCTCTTCTGCCTCAATCAACAGATCACCCGGATTGACTATGCGTTCGTCTTCGCCAAACACCGACACCTTGAGATTGGTCTTGACGTTGACCTCTGAAGTGGTGCGGATACGAGCAGAAGAATTTCTCGACACGGGGGAAGGGCTTTCTCTGAGGCTGCACGGCGTGTCGCTTTCTGGGTGCTTGACTCGCACGGGCTGAGAATTTACCCTAAGCAAGTAAGAAAGTGAACAGCGTCACAACATCTAAATACCTAACAAGCGTCGAGAAGTCTGATAACTCTTACTCGCGACATTATGTAAGGTAACTAGATGAGGTGACCCTAACAGATAGGGCGCAAATATGCAGGATATAGGTGGAGTGCTAGCACTCATAGCGGCTTTCATAGTCGTTTTTTGTATGGGCTATAACACAGGCCGACGTAGTGGATATGAACAAGGCAAACGAGCAGGAATGTTTCGCGCTCGCCAGTCAGTCATGAGTCAGAAATGATGACTAAAGCAAAAGCAGGAACGTGGTGCGATTATTGCAAAGCCAAGTGGGGCAAGAACCGCGACGGATCATGGCACGACCGAGCTATGACACCTGCCTACATCACAGTAGTCAGCGAACTCGCTCGCTCTCATAACAAGACCAATTCGTATTGCCAGCACTGCTTGGCAGAAGTCAGTGATTGGCCGACCGGACAGTTCACACTCTCCGAGCAACTCATCTTTGCCCACAGCTTAGATAACCCAACGTTAGAAGCTCTCAATGTTTGACTTGTCGAAGTATGAAACTGTCGATGAGAGGCTTCATGCCCTGCGACACGACCATCCCACCCACCGCATCGTGACCCGAGAGATTGAATGCAACTATGAGAAGGGCTGGGTCAGGTTTCTCACAGAAATCTATTTAGAAGCTGATGACCCCTTTCCTATCGTCACAGGTCACGCAGACGGGTTTAGAAAAGAACGCGGCGTGGATAAGGACTTTTGGTACAACAATGCAGAAACGTCCTCGATAGGCCGCGCTATTGCCAATTTAGCCCGTAATAAAGCTGGAGTCCGTCCCAGCCGTGAAGAGATGGAATCGGTAGCCAGAGCGGAGAATGACAAGGCTGTTCCTGCTGGATTCCAAGATGAGGATGACTGGAATTCTTTTATTGGAAAGCAGGCAGATGACCAACCGATTGCGCTCAGCGATGCAGTAGAAGTGGTCAAACATCAACTTAATCCATCGGATCTAGGAGCAAGTCCTACCTGCGCCCACGGCGCGATGATGCCCAAGTCCGGTATATCCAAGAAAACTCAAAAGCCTTACTCGGGTTGGGTCTGCATGAACTTTGGCGAACAATGCCCACCGATTTGGGATAAGTAATGACGATGTTACTAGATACGTATCGTGAAGCCGTCAGAGCCGTCTTCAAATTACATAAACCACAGGAAATCACGTTGCCAGATGGATCATGGGGACAGAATTGTGAGCACTGTGACGGTGTTGTCTATCCCTGCAAAACAATAGATGTAGCTCGCAAGGCTTTACAGAACTTTACTGGGGTGAGCCATGGGCTTCGTTGAAATTATTCAAGGTAACAGCGGAATACGAATAGAGAACGACGAGATTGCCGTAGTTGCCTATCGCTGGTGTGACAAGTGCGAGAAATTGGTTGACCTCGCTGGTGGATACACCATCAAGTCCGAAGAGTTGGGACTGGTATGGATCTGCTCCAACTGCCGCACATCAGGGTAAGGCTTAATTACTCTGAGGAAACTGTTGCCCATGAAACGGGTCTCGCCCGTGCCAAAGGCATCAGAGGTAAAGCAGACCACGCTACTCGCAAAGACACTCAACTCAACTTCCACCAGTACGTCGGGCAGCTTTCAGAAGCTGTTGGAAGTGAGATGTGCGTTGCCAAGTACTTTGGACTCACCGACTTCCAGCCGACAGTCAATACCTTCAAGAATGAAGCTGACGTGGGTTCACGCATCGAGGTCAAGCACACCTTATGGCGAGATGGCCATCTCATCGTTCACCAATCAGATCGTGCAGATGACATAGCTGTCCTGGTCGTAGGCCGCTCCCCTGAGTATTACTTGGTCGGTTGGATTCCGGTTATCGATGCCAAGGTCAAGCGCTTCTATGTGGAATCTGAAAAGAACTGGTGGGTCAGACAACACGACCTGCGCCCTATGACTGACTTTCTAAGGAGCAAATATGCCGGGTCTTCGTTTTAGATGCCGAATCTGTAAAGCCATCATGGAGCACGAAACGATTGAAGAGTTCGAGATTAGTCCCGAATTCGTCGTTGTCGAGTGCTGTGGGTGTGGCATCAAAGGCGTTGAGTCACTGACTAACGAGCTGAGAGTCATCTAATGCCCTATTACCTATACGCCTGCGATAAAGGCTGCGATGTCTCACTTCACGAGACTTTCCATTCCATCTACGAGAATCCGGTGTTCCTATGTTCAATATGTCAAAGCCTTATGGTGAGAATTCCTCAAATTGCAAGTGCTCACTTCAAAGGCAACGGCTGGGGTCAGCGCCCATGAAAAAGATTACGATCCGCGAAGTTATTGCCAATGCCATCTTCCTATCCGTGCCATGCCCTGACTCGATGGGTGCGCCCTATGGCTGTCCTCGCTGTTTAACAGAACAGATTTACGCAGCTCTCAGCGCCTTAGCAGCGATGGATAGCGAATCCAACACGCCGGATGAGCAACAATGATACAAATGTCCTTGACTGCTCTGCTACGCTCACGTGCGCCGAGCCGCTCCGCGAATAGCTCGTCGCGAGCGTTTGCCCGGGTTATGTTATTACTCGGTTGCCTCGTAGTAACCACGGCTCATATCGATATATCAAATGCCAGTACTACAACCCAGCAACAACAAGATAATTACAAGTTATATGCACATATGAGAATCTATTCATCAATGCAATATGAGTGTTATGCAAAGCTGATAGATCGTGAGTCCCATTGGAATCCACATGTACGTCCTACTGGTGGCCACTATGGGATGGTGCAAGGGCAGAGTAAGTACTTGTCTAAGGTAGATGCGTACCAACAGATTGATTGGTCAATCAAGTACATACAACATCGTTATCAGACTATGTGTAAAGCATTACAACATAGCAATCAAACTGGATGGTACTAATGTCTAAGCGTCCTTCACCTCATGCCGACTTGGGTACATCACAATGGAAGAAGCAGCGGTTACTCGTACTCAATCGTGATTCGTTTGAGTGTCACTACTGTGGAGCAGAAGCTAATCAAGTAGATCACGTGATACCAAGAGCACGTGGTGGTAGCCATGACATGGATAACCTTGTCGCTTGCTGTGCATCATGTAATAACGCTAAGGGAAGCAAGGCGGTTTTTTTG